ATTGACAAGCTTAGGGTGTACCGGCAGGACAAGGTCCAGCAGATTTACGAGGTTCTGGGCATCTCCGACATTATGCGCGGCGCCACCAAGGCCTCAGAAACAGCCAGCGCCCAGCAGCTCAAGGCTCAGTTTGGTTCGACCCGTCTGCAGCTCAAGCAGTTCTATGTGGCTCAGTGGATCCAGTCTGGTCTCAGGATCAAGGCCGAGATCATCATGAAGCACTTCCAGCCCGAGACCATTATTCAGCGGTCGAACGTCATGTTCACGCCGGATAAGGACAAGGCGCAGGAAGCAGCCGAGCTCCTCAAGAACACGGCCATCAACCGTTACCGAATCGTGGTCGAGGCCGACAGCATGGCGGCGATCGACTGGGCGGCAGAACGCGAAAGCCGGATGGAGTTCCTGAATGGCATTGGCGCGTTCATCAATTCCGCGATGCCGATGGCTCAGGCAGATCCGGCAGCCACTCCGTTCCTCCTCAAGCTGATGCAGTGGGGACTTTCTGCCTTCAGGTCCTCTAAGGGGATTGAGGGCGTTCTCGATCAGGCGATTTCTGCGATGGAGCAGGCCAAAAATAAGCCGCCAGAACCGAACCCGATGCAGGACGCTGAGATTGAGGAGAAGAAAGCCGGCTCGATGGAGCGCAGAGCTCAGGCCGTCAAGGAAATTGCAGACGCGATCGAGAAGATGGCCATGATTGGCCAGCCTTTGCCGGTTCCAGTAAACGCGATTGTCGATGGCGGCCTGATGGGCGCCAGCGGTCAGACCGTTCAGGACCTCGCCGGCAAGATCGATCAGCTGGTGCAGGCATCCACGGCGCCCAAGCGCGTGGTCCGTGATCCGAATACCGGCAAGGTGGTTGGTGTGGCGCCCGTTATGCCTCAGCAACAGCAGATGCCGCCCAGCCAAGGACCGATGCCCCAGGGCACGGCCAACCTTCCACAGCCACAGCAGCCCATGCCGATGCAGGGTCAACCTTTAGGAGCTCTACCGAATGCCTAGCTACAACACAACGGTAAGAAACGATCGGATGACGGTAGTGCGAGATGCCGTCAATGGCGGCAAATTGTCGCTCTATAACGGGACCAAGCCGGCCGGGGGCGGGACAGCTACCACGCTGCTTGCAGAATTCACTCTTTTGAACCCGTCTGGAACGGTGACTGGAGGGGTTCTTACTTTTTCTGATCCTGTAAACACCACAGTCATTGCTGACGGAACCTGTACCTGGGCCAGAATGACCAATCCCGCCGGGTCATGGGTGGCTGACTTTACGGCCTCCAAGGTTGGAGGATCCGGGGAAATCCGACTCACTGAGAACATCCTGACCACTGGCATGGTGCTCGATGTGACAAGTCTGACCATCACTGAGGGCGATCCGTAAGATGGCGCAGCCCAGTCTATGGGATCAAGGTCTATGGGATGAGGCTCGGTGGAGCTACGTTACCGTTGACGGCGCAATCACCGAGGGCCCTGATGTGGCCCTTGGCGGCATTGCGATTATTGATCCCATTGGCGGGCTGATTGCAGAGGGTCCTGATGAGGTTGTGGGCGCGATCAGCACGATCAACCCCATTGCGGGGAATGTGTTTAATTCCCCAGACATCACCGAAAGCTTAATCGACATTCTTAATGGGGTCGGCGGGGACATCATCGAGTCCCCTGACACTGTAAATGGCGCCATAAGGGTCACTCAGGGCCACGTTGTCAGGATTTATGGGGATGTCATTGAGCCCATGGACAAGGCGCGAGGAAATATCCTCAACCCGAATCTTCCCCCTAGGCGCGGTGGCGGCTGGGCCCCTCAATTCCATTACAAGCGCGAGTGGGAAATTGAGGCAGAGATCATCATCGAGCCTGAGCTGGAGTCCGTGCTCGACCTTGAGCCTGATCCTTACTTCATCCCGCAGGCGTTGCCGATGGATCCTGCGGTCGCTAGGATTTTGCAGACGATCATGCAGGGGCCTCAAGTCATCGATACGGATGAAGAGGATTTAGAAGCAATTTTGATGAATTTGTGAGAAAGCCATGTCAGAGAAAGCAAAAGCAATTATTTCTGCTCTTCGTGGATCGATTGCTCCAGCAGGAACGGCAGAGAGCCCAGACTATGACATGGCTGGCTATGTGGCTAAGTACGGAAAGCCGGATCAAAGCAAGGGCCAGCACCTGACTGACGAGTTCAAATTGCCAAACCACATCACATTTTCAGAATTTTCAAACTATTCAAATCCCGAAACGCAAGGCGGCAAATGGCAAAGAGGAGGCTCTGAGGCGCTTTGGAATTTCGCGCCATCCGAATTTAATTTGCAGATGCACTCCCCCGAAGAGTACGCACGATATTTTGCAAACCGGGAGAGGAAAGGCACGTTTGTAGCGTTGCCGAATGGCAAATATGTTGAAGGCTCTCAATAGGGGAAAAAATGAAACGCAGATGGATTCAAGACAGGCAAACCGGCGAGCTGATCGAGGTCGGCGCCGATTATGAGCAGGAGCGTAGAGGCCAGAGCCTGGACAGTGCGCTGTGGGGCGATCGTCACTATGACGGGCTTAGAGCTCCTGATGGCAGCGATATCAGCTCTAGGTCAAAGCACAAGGCATATATGAAGGCCACAGGCCTGACCACCACAGATGATTTCAAAGGGTCTTGGGATAAGGCCCAAGAAAGGCGGGATCACTACCGTCAAAACGGTGGCTCGGTGAGCAGCAATGATGTTCGCCGTGCGATCGAAAGACTTTCACAACGATAAGGAGAAATCATGAACGACACCACCACCAGTATCCGCGACTCGTTAGAGGACGCGGTCGAGCAAGTTGAATCCCAGCAGCCTGAGATTCATACCCCCGAACCTTCACCATCGGAGCCCGAGCCGTCCTCCTCAGCGGCCACCCCACCTGAGGCTCCTGAAGGTGAAGGCCCTGCCGGTGAGCAGCCGGAAAGGGCCGAAAGACAGAGAGACGAAAGCGGAAAGTTTGCCCGCAAGGATCCGATGCAGCCGGGCCCGAAATCGGAGCCAAAGCAGCAGCGTGAAGACCGGGCGCCACAGTCATGGAAGCCGGAAACTCGCGAGCATTGGGCTCAGCTGCCGCCCGAGGTGAAAGCAGAAGTCGCACGCCGTGAGCGTGAATTTGCAGTCACCATGCAGGAGACTGCAGAACAGCGGCGTTTTGCTGATGCGGTCACAAAGACGATCGCGCCTTATGAGCACTTCATCCGGGCTGAGGGCGGCAATGCGCTCCTGGCTATCGATAGCATGATGACGACCGCGGCCAGATTCCGCACCGGCAATGCGCCAGAAGTGGCCAACCTGGTGGGATACCTCGTCAATCAGTTTGGCGTGGGCCGATTTGGGAATGGCTTTATCGAGATGCTGGATCAGGCCCTAGTCGGCCAGACGCCACAGGTAGATCCGCGTGAGCAGGCGATGCGAGCTCAGATCGAGCAGGAGATTGCTCCTGTGCGCCAGTTCATGAACGAAATCACTCAGGCCAAGCAGATGCAGGAGATGCAGCTGCAACAAGCGGCCGGTGGCGAGGTTCAGGGCTTTCTTGCCAATCATGAGTTCGCCATGGATGTGAAAGAAGACATGGCCGATCTGATTGAGCTGGCCAACAAGCGCGGGCGTGAGATGTCCCTTGATGAGGCCTACGACCGGGCCTGCAGGGCTCACCCAGAAATTTCCAAGGTCTTTGCCAAGCGTGACCAGGCCAATGCGGCGGCCTCAAGAAATCAGGTGGCACAGAGGGCCAGAGCGGCGTCTGTCTCGGTCGGTGGCGCACCCACACCGGGGCCCACTAGCGGAAACCCCGCCGACCTTCGCAGTGCCCTTGAAAATGCTTGGAGCTCCAGGGATCGGTAGCACTCAGGCCAAGGATGGCCCCTTTTATTGTGCAAATCACAATGAGATGTTATAAGAACATCACAACCGTGCGAACCCCGAGCGGGCCATCCTCGGCTGATGTGATTTCGGTTGTCTAAACAGAGAGCCACCGCAAACCAGGACTCGCAAAGAGCCACCTGAAGACGGACTCCAATCAAAGCGGCAGCCAAAGAGAACGGGCTTCGGCCTAAACCTTTTTGTCTTTCATTTTAGGAGTCTGAAATGAGTTTCCCTAATGTCAGCGACATTGTCGCTACTACTATCCAGGCGCGTAACCGCACGATTGCGGACAACGTGACCAAGAACAACGCGATTCTTTCTCGCCTTAATCAGCGCGGCAAGATTCGCTCTTTCTCCGGCGGTAACGTCATCCTCGAAGAGCTTTCTTTCGCGGAAAACCCGAACGCTGGTTTCTACTCTGGCTATGACCTTCTGCCGGTTGCGGCAGCTGATGTCATCAGCGCAGCTGAGTTCCAGATCAAGCAGTTCGCTGTCCCGGTGGTTATCTCCGGCCTCGAACAACTGCAGAATGCTGGCCGCGAGCAGATGATTGACCTGATGGAGGCCCGTATTAACGTGGCTGAATCCACCATGGCCAACCAGCTGTCTACTGCCATCTACTCTGACGGCACCGGCGATGGCGGCAAGGAAGTCACTGGGCTCGATGCGGCAGTTGCTGAAGATCCGACCACTGGCACCTACGGCGGCATCAATCGCGCAAGCTGGAACTTCTGGCGCAACTACGCATTCGACGCGAACGTCGATGGGGGCGCGGCGGTTTCTAGCTCCAACATCCAGACCTACATGAACAGCGTGTGGGCGAACCTGGTGCGTGGATCTGATCGTCCTGACCTGATCGTTATGGACAACGTCATGTGGTCTTACTACATGGGCTCACTGCAGCCGCAGCAGCGTTTCACTGACCCGGCTCAGGCAAACCTCGGCTTCCCAACTATCAAGTTCATGGATGCTGATGTCGTGCTCGACGGTGGTATCGGTGGAGCATGTCCGACCAAGACCGCGTTCTTCCTCAACACCAAGTACATCTACTGGCGTCCACACCGTGACCGCAACATGGTCCCGCTGTCACCCGATCGCCGCTACGCGATCAACCAGGATGCAGAAGTGCAGATCCTGGCATGGGCTGGCAACCTGACTTGTTCTGGTGCTCAGTTCCAGGGTCGTCTGTTCGACACGACTATCCCGTAACTTTGCTCACTGGTGGTGGGCGCTTTGGGGTAGGGCTTCGGCCCTCCCCACTTTTTGGAGGCAAATCATGGCAATTCCAACGGTCACTGTAGTGACGCCCGATGGTGGCCCCAACGGTGGCGGCACAACCGTCCTCATCAATGGGACCGGCTTTACCGGGGCAGTGAAGGTGTTTTTTGGTGATTTTCTATCGCCGCTATTCAACGTTCTCAGCGATACGCAGATCACTTGTCTTACGCCTTTCAATAACGGAAACGCGCTTTCCGTTAGGGTGAGGGTACAGAACGCGGATGGTATTAGTTCGCCCAGCGTGAACTTTGCTTATGGATACGCTCCGTCGAATCCGACCTTTGCCGCGTCTGAGTCACACATTGCGTATGACGAGCAATATGTTAATCAGACGACTGGTGCGCTGAGTGCGGGTATTGGGTACGCGCCGGATATTCCTGTGGCGACTCTTACCCCGGCTCAACGGATTGGCGGGACCTCATTCAACATCAAGTATTCCAATCCCATGCCTTAAACCGAGGGGGCCTGTGCCCCCTTTCTTTACATAAAAAGGAGAAATTATGAGCACCACCGAAGTGAGACTAGATGACCTTTTGAATGATCCGTTTGGCGAGCGGCGCGAGCTCGGCGGCGTCCGCACTGAGGATGACAGCCGGTTTCAGCATGACGCCAAGCTTCATGTGCGCTTCATTATGAGACCTGTGCTGCAGCGTGCTGAATCGCGTGGCGCTGGTCGCCCGATTTACGCCGAAATGGAGTTCGTGGAGATCATGGTCCCGGGCGACAAACACACGATTGTGAGCCGTCGCGTGCGCGACATCGACACGCGGCGATTCTCTCGTCAGTACGCGGCATTCAAGGCCGGCAAAGCAGATCAGCAGGCCGGTACTCCGCTGGTATCGCTGCCGTTCATGTCTGCGGCCAAGGCCGAGGAGTACAAGTTTTTCCACATCACCACGGCAGAGCAGTTGGCGGCTACGGCAGATGGATCTTCCGCGGCGAATTCCGTCATGGGCTTCCAGGGTGACAAGCAGAAAGCGAACGCCTATTTGCAGATGGCGGCCGGTAACGCTCCGATCATCCTGATGCAGGAAAAGCTTGAGGAAAAGGACAACCAGATCGCGGCCATGCAAGAGCAGATGAGCCAGATGAACTCAAAGCTGGCCGAGCTTGCAGGAAAGGCAGGCAAGAAGGCAATTAAAGACGAAGAGTAAGAGGACTAAGGCATGGCCTACCAGATTACAAATTACGCGACCTTAGAGAGCGTTGTTAATCATGTTTGCAGGATGGTGGGCCTGCCTGTATCCAACGATCCAGCCGGAAGCAGCGACCCGGCTGTCCAGCAGATGGTGGCGGGGCTCAACGTGGCCGCCGAAGATATGCTCAACCTTTACGAGTGGCGAAAGCTCGTAAAACCGTATGAGATTTCAATCGTTGCCGAGTTTCCTGGGCAGCTTGAGCGGTCTTTCGATCTCCCGGGTGATTTCTGGCAATTCATCGATCAGACGCAATGGAACAAGAACACAAGGCTTCCGGCCATTGGTCCAGTTTCTGACCAGGTTTGGCAGGAAATCAAAATTCGAATGCCGAAGGTTGTGCTGACCTTCCTTTGGCAGATTCGCGATCAGAAATTGTGGATTCAGTCGCCGCCCAGCTCTGCTCAAACGTTTTCGTTTTATTACATGAGCCAGGGATGGGTCAGGGACGCTGATGATCCTGACTTGTATAAGAACGAGGCCACTAAGAACGGCGACACGATTCTGTTCAATACCTATCTGATGCGGCTCCTCACTCGCGTCAAATGGCTTGAGATGAAGGGATTCGACTCGTCCGCGGCCATGCGCGACTTCCAGCTGGCCTATGAGAATCGCAAGGGTGACGAGCAAGGCGCCGAGATCCTTACCCTAGCAAGTCCGCTGGGTCTGCCGTATCTCAATGTGCTGACCAACGTCCCTGACACTGGATTCGGTGGGGTGGGGTACTAGCGATGCCTCTGGTCCCTCTCGCACCGTACAAGACCCCTAGAAAGGCTGCACAGTCCAGAAATAACCAGGTGGGCGCTTTGATGGCGCCTACAAACGGTCTCAACCTCAGAGACCCTTATCTGATGTTGAAGGCAGAGGACGCGCTTGTCCTCAATAACTTCATTGCGCGGCCACAGGGGTGCGCGACACGCGCCGGCT